TGGAATTATTATGAAAGATTTGATTATAGGATGTACCACAAATTATGATTGGAGTAAACTGAAGTATTGGGTTAACTCTATCAACAAATCAGGTTTCAAAGGCGAGAAAGTTATGGTCGCCTTCAACATTGATTATGAAACTATCAAACGGCTATCTGATGCCGGATTTCAGGTTATTCTGCCTGGAAAATCAAACGACACCACACAACGATATGAATATCAATCATCGTTGCCTGTCCATGTAGAACGCTTTGTTCATATCTACAATTACCTACAATCACACGACACTTATCGGTTTGTTATTACAACCGATGTTAAAGATGTAGTATTCCAAAAAGACCCTACTACATTTCTTGGCATGGAATTGCCAGGTGCTAAGCTAATGTTTGCTTCCGAATCAATGAAATACAAAGATGAACCATGGGGTAACCAAAACTTAATTGAAACATTTGGTCCCTTCTTCCATGAGAGATTCAAAGACAATACCATATACAATGTAGGCGTTTTGGCAGGTCGTGGAGAAGCGATGAGAGATTTATGTGCGATGATATTCGCTATGTCAGTTAATCGACCTATACCAATTGTGGATCAATCCACATTTAACTTTATGATTTCACAAGAGCCATATAAATCTGTGGCAAGATATATGAACTCAGAAGATGGGTGGGCTTGCCAACTAGGCACTACTGCCGACCCAAGTAAGATTAACGAATTCAAACCATTCTTGCTTGAACCATCACCAATTATGAAAGACGGCAAAGTTGCAACATCCACAGGAAAAGACTTTACAATTGTTCATCAATATGATAGAGTACCAGAGTGGAAACAAATAATTGAGGCGAAATATGGCTAAAAAAGTATTAGTAACAGGTGGCGCAGGTTTTATTGCTCATCATTTAATTGAAACATTGATACGAAAAACTGATTGGGAAATTATATCATTAGACCGATTAGATTTTTCTGGTAATTTAAATCGTTTAGCAGATGTGATGCAACAATTCACACCTGCTGAAAGAAAACGAGTTCAAATTGTTTACCATGATTTGCGAGCTGAATTAAACCCACAAATCACAAGTTTGCTTGGCGATGTAAATATCATTTTACATTTAGCTGCAGGTTCTCATGTAGACCGCTCTATTGAGTATCCAATGGATTTTGTAATGGATAATGTGGTTGGCACAGCAAACATCTTAAACTATGCTCGTAATCTCCGTAACTTAGAACGATTCATTTACTTTTCAACCGATGAGGTATTTGGTCCTGCACCAGAGGGAGTTTATTATGGTGAGCGTGACCGATATAATTCAACCAATCCATATTCTGCATCTAAGGCTGCGGCCGAAGAAATTTGTGTAGCATTTGAAAACACCTATCGTATGCCTTTGTATATCACACATACGATGAATGTGTTTGGTGAACGCCAACATCCAGAGAAATATATTCCACTTTGTATTCGCCGTGTTCGTAGTGGTGAAACAATTAGAATACATTCCAACCCAGCGAAAACAAAAGCTGGTTCACGCCACTACATTCACGCTAAAGATGTGGCAGAAGGACTATTACACATTCTTAATCTAAAAGGGCCATTTGATATTGATTATGGTGGCGCCAAATGTCCTAAGTTTAACCTTGTTGGAAAAGAAGAAATTGATAACCTTACACTGGCACAAATGATTGCTAAAGTGCAAGGTAAAGAATTAAATTATGAAATGAGCGACTTTCATTCTGCAAGGCCGGGCCACGATTTGCGATATTCGTTGAGTGGTGAATATATGAAAAAATTAGGTTGGGAACCACAGATTGCTTTGAGTGAACGAATTGAACAAGTAGTGAATTGGACTTTAGATAATGATAGGTGGTTAAAATGAAAATTGCGTTGTGTTTGTCTGGACAACCTCGTAGCTTTAAACAAGGCTACGAGTACCATAAAAAGAATCTACTAGACCATTATGATGTGGATGTTTTCATTCACACATGGGTAGATTCTCCTGATTTGCAAGAATTAGCAGAACTTTACAATCCCGTTGTAATGATGGTTGAACCAAAACCAGTTGGTGATTTTGATGAAAGGTTTACTAATACTCCAAACCCTATTGCACACCCACCAAGATTTACAGTTGCAATGCTTTACTCTATTTTTAAATCGTGTGAACTAAAAACCACCCATGAACTTTCTGAAAGATTTGTGTATGATTGGGTAATTAAATCTCGTACCGACTACGCATTAAATGTAAAACTTCCATTTGAAGAACTTGATAACACAAAATTGTATATGCCAAATTGTCGTATGGTTCCAACAAGAGATTTTGGTAATGACCAGTTTGCTTTTGGTGGTTCAGATGTGATGAACAAACGAATGGCCATTTATCAAAACATGGAACATTTCTATGACCAAAATGTCACTATGATTGGTGAAGATATGCTTAAAGCTCAACTTTACGAAACAAATTTACACGGTGAAAATTTAATATATGTTAATATGAATAACCCATTTCCGCCGGGTGAATTTAATGGAACATGGCATTCTCTTATTCGTGATGATTGTGCTGAATGGAAGAAACGATAGTAAAAGAATTAAAGGGATATTCAGGTAGTAAAATCTACCTAATGCAAAATAATGAACATCTCTTTATTCGTAAACTTGGTAATGTTGAAAGGAACCACGAAAGGTTAACTGCTCTTTTTGGTAATTATAATGTACCAAAGATTTACAAAAAGGAAAATGAGATACTAGACATGGAGTATATCCATGGCCTAGATATGAAGAACTATTTAAGAACTAATAATACAGTAAATTTAATTGAGTTTATTGCCAATATTATTCGTTCTTTTTCTTTAAATGGCATTGACAAAGATTATACAGAAGTGTATAATAGTAAGTTGAAATGGATAGATGATGTTGATAGCCTGCCTTTTACTAGGCAGGAATTGATTGATAAACTACCAAAAGTATTACCTCAATCTGAATATCACGGAGATTTGACATTAGAAAATATTATCAAAACTGATGATGAATTTTATATGATTGATGCTGTAACAATTGAATATGATTCTTGGGTTTTTGATATTGCAAAGTTAAGACAAGATTTAGATTGTAGGTGGTTTTTAAGAGAAAGTAATTTGATGTTGGATGTCAAATTAAAAAACATTCAGAATAAAATTCTTGAACTTTTTCCATTAGCCAACAATGATTACTTACTAATTCTTATGTTAATACGAGTCCTTACTCATGCACCAAAAGAATCATTTGAAAACAAATTTATATTAAAAGAAATAAACAAATTATGGAAATAATTGTACCTGCAGCAGGATTATCTACTAGATTTCCCGGCACACGACCAAAATATCTCTTGTTTGATTACAAGAATACTCTAATGCTTAAAAACGCATTACGACCATATATTGGGTTACATAATATCACCATTGGTATTCTACAAGAACATGAGGACAAGTATCAAGCCTCTGAATATATCCGTAATGAAGTTGGTGATATTAATATAGTTATCTTAAAAGAAAGAACCAGTGGCCCAGCAGATACAGTATATCAAATAATTCAACAAGCTGGTATTTCTGATGATTTCGATATCTTAATTAAAGATTGTGATAATTTCTTTGACCATAACTATTCAGAAGGCAACTACATTTGTGTTTCCAATATTGCAGAACATGAGATACTAAAGAAGTTATCTTCAAAAAGTTTTGTCATATCTAATAACCAAGGCATCATTACAAATATTATTGAAAAGAATGTGGTATCTGATACATTCTGTGTTGGTGGTTATAAATTTGAATCTGCAAAACTATTTAAAGATACATTCCAAAAATTATCAAAAAATATACCAGAAGTATTTGTTTCTCATGTCATACAAGATTGCCTAATGAATGGTATAATTTTTACTGAAAAAAAAGTTACAGACTATATTGATGTTGGTACTGCACAAGACTGGTTTGAATATAATGATAAACCAGTAATTTTCTGTGATATTGATGGAACAATTATCAAGGCACAAACAAAATATGGTAAAGATTCTTATGCAAATGGTTATACTCCATTGACAGAAAATGTTAATAGTATTTTGGCGATGATAAGTAAGGGCTCACAAGTAATCTTCACAACAGCAAGAAAGCAAGATGCGTATGAAGAAACAATTAAAATGTTAAATGAATTAGGCTTTAAAGATTGTAGTTTATTGATGGGTTTAAATAGTAGTCGTAGAATTCTTATAAATGATTATAATGATGCTAATCCATACCCAAGAGCATTTGCAATTAATATTAAACGAGATAGTGATAATTTAAAAGACTTTATATGATAAACATGGATAGAGACCTATTCATTATAACATCTGCCATACGAGCAACAATTGGTGTTATTGATGATGAAACAAGATTAAAACAAACACTAGAAGGACTGCAATCTTTACGAAAGGCTGCACCTGATGCACTCATTTTATGGGCAGATGCTTCGTCCAAAATGGTTGATGAAGCAACAATGGCACAAGTAGCACAATATTGTGATAGAAGTATCAGTTTCTTTGGTGATGAAGATTTGATGTCGCTTGCAAATGCGGGCCTTAAATCACAAGCAGAAATTACTCTGTTATTTAAGACACTAAGTATTATTAAACAACATCCTGATTTGCAGAAGATGATGGCTGGTGTTCGTAGAGTGTTTAAGTTATCTGGTAGAACCAATATGTTAGAAGGTTTTGACCCTAAGGCATATGATAATCTATATGGTAAGTATGTTTTTAAGAAAGCTATTCCATCTTGGTTGCCACCATACAAACAAGTAGAATCTGATTGTAGTCATCTATACATAACTAGGATGTATTCATTCTGTGTATCATTAATTGATAACTATTTGCATATTCTACCAGAAATCTACCGAACAGTTAATGAGTTTGGTGTAGATACAGAACACGCACATTATGGTAACACAGACAAGAATTTAACTGTTGAATTTGAAAATTTATATTGTGAAGGTGTTTTGGCAGGAAATGGCCAAAAGGAAAGTTATTAATGTTTATCGTACCATGTAAATACAATTCATCATGTTTAATTGAAAAATCTATTGAATCTATTAGAAAATTATATCCAACAACAAAGATATTGGTTGTGGATTCTGATTCTGAAGATAAGACTTACCGTAATCAACTTGCTGCCTATGATATCATTTTTGCTGACATTAAAAATCCAAATTATGAATCAGGTGCCCTTTGGTATGCGGTAGATAAGTATAAAGAAGATTGGTATGTTTTATTGCAAGATTCCGTTATATTAAACAAATCTATTGATGAACAAATTAACTCAGAAGAATTATTTTATTGTTTTATTAATTTCTTTGAGGACTCTATGAGTAATCATATGAGAACTGACCCATCTGCATTTATTTCCAAAATCAATGAAATGTTAGGAGAATTTAAGCATCTTCCTTTAGATAGTAATACATTTTATTCTGGAGTATTTGGACCTAATTTCATCATTAAAAGAAAAATGGTTGATATGATGTTGGATAAAAAATGTAACATCACATTAAGACCAGAAAATAAGTATGAACACCAAATACAAGAAAGAGTATATGGCTTAATCGCAAAGCAATGTGGTGTTAATGTTATAAAAAATACATTGATTGGAAATTTACATGAGTTGATGAATGGTTCAGGATTTAATCATCAAAAAGAAACTTTAGAAACGGATTTGATTACCAAAACTTGGTTAAACAAACATAGACAATGAACAAACTAGTAATTTTTGACCTTGACGGAGTTTTAATTGACTCCCGTGAATTACATTATGAAGCATTGAATCAGGCTTTAGCTAAAGTAGATTCAAAATATATTATTTCTCGTGAAGAACACCTATCAATTTTTGATGGGTTGAACACTACAAAAAAATTAAACCTGTTATCTCAACTTAAAGGTTTACCATCAAAACACTATGATGATATTTGGAAAGACAAACAGAAATCAACACTTGATTTGATTGCCAATGCACCAAAAAATAATTCAATTGAGATTATTGTTGGTGAATTAAAAAAACGAGGTTGGAAAATAGCAGTAGCATCCAATAGTATTCGTGAAACAGTCCGTGTGGCTTTAGATGCTTTGAAGATTCTAGGTGAAGTGGACTATTATGTTAGTAATGAAGATGTATTTAATCCAAAACCATTTCCTGAAATGTATTGGAAATGTATGTCAACTTTAAAATGTTTACCAAAGAACACAATCATTGTTGAAGATAGTCATATTGGCCGAGAGGGTGCATTAAATTCTGGTGGTCAATTGTATCCAGTTAAAGATGCATATGAGTTAGACACTATCAAATTTATTGGTATGATTGATGAGTTTGATAAACAAGACATGAGTAATAGTGTCCCGTGGAGAAATAAAAAAATGAATGTTCTAATTCCAATGGCAGGTGCTGGCAGTAGATTCGCAGCTGCAGGTTACACTTTCCCTAAACCATTAATTGAAGTTAATGGTAAACCAATGATTCAAGTGGTAGTTGAGAATTTAAACATTGATGCTCATTATATTTTTATGGTGCAAAAAGAACACTATGAAAAATATAACTTGAAACAACTATTGAATCTAATTAAACCGGGATGTGATATTATTCAAGTAGAGGGATTAACAGAAGGTGCAGCTTGTACCACATTACTAGCAAAAGAATTTATTAATAATGGTGACCCACTATTAATGGCAAACTCAGACCAATTCGTAGAATGGAATTCTAATGAATGCCTGTATGCCTTTACTGCCGATTCAATTGATGCTGGTATAGTTACCTTTAATGCAACTCACCCCAAGTGGTCTTTTGCCAAGCTTGGTGAGGATGGGTTTGTATCTGAAGTAGCAGAGAAGAACCCTATATCAGATTTGGCGACTGTTGGAATCTATTATTGGTCTCATGGAGAAGATTATGTGAAGTATGCAGAGCGGATGATAGAAAAGAATATTCGCACCAATAATGAATTCTATGTGTGTCCTGTGTTCAATGAAGCCATTGCCGATGGCAAGAAAGTTAGGGCAAAAAACATCAGTAAAATGTGGGGAATAGGCACACCTGAAGATTTAAATTACTTCTTAGAAAATTACAAATGATAGCTGAAACCTTATCAAAACAAGTTTACGAACACATCATAGCTCTTAGAGGTGGACCGGTAGAATATGAATATAGCAATGGTGCTAATTTAAAACTAAGAAATCATGCATACCCTTGGAGTATCATTGCAGCTGAATTTGATGCTTTATACAATATTATAACTATGAATAATTTAAAACGTGGTTATGAAGCTTGCACAGGAGTAGGAATTAGTGGACTAGCGGCTGCAATGGCAATGAAAAAGACTGGTGGTAAAGTAGTTAGTTTAGATTGTTATGTTGAAGAACATAATAATTATTGGGAATACAATGATGAAAAATTCAATTCAGAAAAAACAAAAGTAACAGATTCCGATGGTTATAAAAGTGTTTTTTATCTGAGAGAAATATTTGGAGTTCAGGATCAATTTATTCCAGAGATTGGTTGGACACCAGATGATGTGCCTTCTACATTAGAAAAACATTATACTGAATCATTAGATTATGTTTTTATTGATGGTGGACATTTACCTGAACAAGTCATAGCAGATATTAAAGCTGTCTTACCATATACAAGTAGAGAAACGATATGGGCATTTCATGATTGTTTCCCTCAAGTTTGGACAGATGATGTTGCTAAGTTTTGTAAAAATAATCTTGATGGAGAATTAAAAATTATTTGTCCTGCATCTAAAGGTGCATCTAATTTAGGCATACTTGTTAATCATGATTTTGATTATATGGAAATGATTTAATGATATTGATATCACACCGAGGCAATATTAATGGTCGTGTACCAAACTTGGAAAATAGTCCTGATTTTATAGATGCAGCCATAGAGAAAAAATATGATGTTGAGATTGATTTAAGAACCCACAATGGTAAACTATTTCTTGGCCATGATGAACCACAATATGAAATTGATATTGAGTGGTTAAAATCTCGTAGCAGTTATCTTTGGATTCATGGTAAAGACAGAGAATCTTTTGAGACCTGCCTTGAAAATAATTTACACACCTTTTGGCATGATACCGATGATTATACTATCACAAGTCAAAATTATGTTTGGGCCTATCCAGGAAAACCACCAGCTGGCAGGTCTTGTATTTTGGTCATGCCTGAGAGGGTGTGGAATGTTGAAGAAATACGAAAAATGACCTGTTCTGGATTCTGTTCCGATGTGATAGAACAATTAAATACATAAATAGTCTGTAAGTTTAATATTATAACGCTGTAGAGGCGGAGAATGAAATTTAGAGATTTTTTACAAGAAGCACCAGAGAAGCACGCCGTTCT